TAAAAATGATTATGCCACATCTATTACTATCAATCAGTATGATGTAACAAATTCAAAATCATATTCTATCAACTTGATTGATGCTTATCCTATTTCAGTTAATCAATTAGATTTAGATTGGTCTTCAACTGAACACCACAAATTAGCCGTATCATTTGCTTATACATACTGGCAGAACAATTCAATACAGGCTCTTGGTACGAGTTTGGTACAATCTGTATTGTCCGATATTACTGATAGTTTTAATGGATTGGGACCAGATGGATTCTCCACAAATATACCAATGGATAATCCTTTGATTGCTACAGAAACAATAAATGCCTTAAATCGTGAAGAAGTTGATTCTATACAAATGGAAAGAAGTTTAAATTATGATGAATATGGCGAAGAAAGACTGTAAATTATTTTTTAATATGGAGTGAATATGGCTTTACCAAAAATTGATGCGCCAGTATATGAACTGGAATTACCGTTATCGAAAAAACAAATAAGATTTAGACCGTTTTTGGTCAAAGAACAACGTAATCTGATGATGGCTATGGAGTCTGATGATAAAGACACCATTGAAAAGAACATTCGACAAGTATTACATAATTGTATCTTAACTGAAAATGTTGATGTTGACAAGTTACCTATCTTAGATGTTGAGTACCTATTCTTACAACTACGAGCTCGTTCTGTTGGTGAGGTGGTAGAAAACAAATACCGTTGTGAAAACTTGGTTGAAGATAAAACATGTGGCCATTTGATGGAATCCAAATTGAATATATTGGATATCAAAGTAGAGATGCCAGAAAACCAAACCGATATAATTGTTTTGAGTCCCAAGTTAAGCATCAAAATGAATTATCCAGAGTTTTCTATTCTGTCTAATTCAACAGGATTATCATCAGCCACCGACTTGGCCTTTGAGATGATTATTAACTCTATTGAATACATTTTTGATGGTGAACAATACTATTATGCAAAAGAATCTTCTAAGGAAGAATTGACTGAGTTTGTTGAGTCATTGAACCAACAACAATTTGTTAAGATAGAGAATTTCTTTAATAACCTACCAAAACTCAACAAGACAATTGAGTTAGACTGTGGTAAATGTGGTTTCCATCATAAGTTAGAAGTGGAGGGTCTAGACAGTTTTTTCGGCTAACATTTCGTCATGATAATTTGAGGAATCACTATCAAACTAATTTTGCTTTGATGCAACATCACAAATACAGTTTGACAGAACTTGACAATATGATTCCTTGGGAGAGAGACATCTATGTGTCTATGCTTATACAATATATTGAACAAGAAAACGAAAAAATAAAGCAAAGACAAGCAAGTAGATGACAGAGAACCTACAAAACACAGCTGAACGATTTAGAAGTCGGATGGATCCTAGAATGATTGCATCCGACTTTACTAAAGACTCTCGTAATGCTACTCAGGAGATGGTTCAAACAAAAACTAAACCTGCTTCGGTTAAGCCTGTTGCACCTAAAAAACCCAAAGTAAACAAAGTGGGTAATGTTGAAACAGCATTCTTCACAAATCAATCTTCAGGTCAACAAAATAGTTTACGCAAAAAAGACTCTATTTCAGATGTGGCTGGTAAACTCTTTAACTTCATGAAGTATGCTGAAGATGAAAGAAAAATTCATTTTGAGTTATACAGAAATTTTGAACAAGAGCATCGTGATGAAGATAAAAAACGACACAATGAATTGATTGAAGCTTTAAAGAAACAAAGAGAAAAAAAACCAAAGCTTGAAGAGAAAAAGAAAGAAGAAGAAAAGAAACCAGAAGAAAAGAAAAAAGAAGAGCCTGCTAAAAAAGAACCTGGTAAAGAGCCAGCTAAAGAGCCAGTCAAAGAACCCGTTAAAGAGCCAGCTAAAACTCCACAGAAAACTGCTGAACCGGTTAAACCTGCAACTGAAGCAAAACCACCAGTAACAGCAAAACCCGTCGAACCTGTACCAACGCCTACTGTTACAGTACCTAAACCTTCTATACCATCAGGTGTATCAAAAGCTGTTAAGATAACTACAGGTGCAATTGCTGTTACTGGCGCATTAGCTGGCAAAGAAGCTTTGGCCGAAAACATTTCAAAATATGAAAGTAAAGCTGCTGGTGGTTATAATGCATATAACAAAGGAACTGTTAATGACAAAATTATTGGTGCAGATAAACCAATAGATTTTAGTAAAATGAGTATTTCTCAATATTTAAAACGAGCAGCAAAAACAAAAGGATTTCCGCAAGGCAATCCAGATATGAAACCAGGTGGTCCCGATACTTTGTTTGCAGTAGGTAGATACCAAATCATTCCTTCAACAATGTTAAGTTTGGTAAAAAAATTAACATTGGATCCTGATAAAACCTTTTTGGATCCAGACACTCAAGATTCATTATTTTCTAATGGTTTAGTTGGTGTAGTTCGCAAAAAAGTGGACGAATATATCAAAGGTTTAAGTGATGACAAAAATGCAGCCATTCTAGAACTAGCAATGGAATTTGCTTCGGTTGGTGTGCCTTATGACATGAAAAAAGGTGAAAAGAATTTAAAAAAAGGGGAATCTTATTATTCTGGGGTAGGTGGTAATAAAGCAGAAAATTCACCAGAAGAAGTTGGTAGAGCTCTTGATGCTGATAGAATGAAAAAATTAGGCACAACAAAACCTGCTTTGTCAGAAAATGTATCAAAATATGAAAGTGGTGAAAAAGTAGCTTCAGAATCCATAAAAAACCAAAGCCTCAAAGAACAAGGCACATCAGGCACTACAGTTATTATGGATAATACACAAACCAATGTTGCCATAAATGGTAATAAAGGTACTCCTCCTGTGTTCTCTTCTCCTCGTAGGCCTGATTTACCAATACAACAACAGGGATAAAAAATGGCAATGTCATATCAAGAAGCCCGTAGAATTAAAAATACGGGACTAAAAGACCTAATAGCACAAAACATCGTGTCTGGCCAAGGTGTCGGTTCAGCTATTGGTTCTTCTATATCACAATCATTTAGAGCAAAGATGAAAGGCATCAAAGAAAGATTTGATCCTTTAAACATTGCTAAGAAATTAACTGGTAATCTTGGTGCTGCAATTCTTGGTCGTATGACAGGTAGAAGTCAAAAAGATATTAGTTATTTTGCTGGTGGTAGAAGAGGCAATTCTTCTGCTGGTATCACACAAGATACTGATATGGAAAATATGGGTCGTGCATTATACACGAATGTATCTGAAGGCCAAAGGCAGAGAATGAGAAAGGGTGATTCAGTTACCAATGTATTGGCTAAACTTTATAATTTGATGAAGAAAGGTTATGAAGCGGAAGAAAAAAGAAGAGAACGCACCATCAAAGATAAAATCAATGAAGAAGATGAAAAAATATTAAGACATAAAGAATTGTTAGAAGCAATTACTGGTATGAAATACACTGGTAAAGCATCTAATCCTGCCAAAAAAGAAGAAGGTGGAATTTTTGATTTTTTAAAGAGTATGATTGATAAGTTATTGGAACCATTTAAATGGTTGACTGAGTTAAACTGGTTGAAAGGCTTTAATTCTTTAGAATCTTTAGCTCTGAGGTTATTAACTCCACTTGGCGCAGGGTTATTGGGTCCTGCTATCTTAGCTGCCGTTGCAGCTGCAGTTGCAGTTGCATTAGCGGCTTATCTATCTGGAAAAGCAAAAGAGTTTATCAAACAAAATGTTCCGAATATGTCTGCTGTTGGACCAGAAGAAGCTGCAAACGCTTTGGCGGGTAATGATAGAGGTCTGATTGAAAAATTGGGTGGTCGTGAGAAATTAGAAGAGATTGTTAAAAATGGTAAAGCAGGAGCTCAAGAACTTTTAAAAGATCCGGAAAAAAATAAACAAGCTATTATTGATGCTGGTGGTTTAGATAAACTGAAAAAGATTGCTGATGGTCCTGATGTTGCAATGCCTTTGGTAACCAATACAGAATTGCCTCATTTACCAAAAGGAAAAGAAAGACCTGAGGCTGGTGATGCATTACACCGAAATGTAACACAAAAAGATATATCTTCCGGAAGTTTAGCTTCCAAAAAATTGCTATCCGACCAAGTTAAATGGGATAATCAGTATGGTGCAGATTACAATGCTGATGGTTCACCAAAAGTAAAACAAACAGCAAAGCCATTACCTTCTGGAGTCGAAGCTTCAACAGCAGAAGCGGGACAAGGTTCAGCAACAGCAGCAAGAATGGATCCAAGAAGAACTGATTTCGTAACGGCTGATGCTGGTGTTACGACAGAAGGTGGTGCCTATGTTGGTGGTATGCATGGTGTTAAAAAACAAAGAAGGCCAATAGATGAAGCAAATGAGTCAACACAACTAACAGCATCAATGGCACCACCAATGCCAAATCCAATTGGTGAGCAAGTTCAAAAGTCCATATCGCAAAATAATAATTTGTTGATACAAGAACCTGCACCAAAACTAATAACAATAGACAATTCAAAGAGTGTGAAAATGTCTGGTGGTGGCCAAGGTAGTGGCATCATTAAAGACGGCACAGTAGATGTTCGTATTGATGATCCTACATTACAGAAACTACAAAAACAAAACTATCGGCCAATATAAAAAACCCCGCACTAGGCGGGGTATCAAATCAAAACATCATAACAAATTCAGGAGATATTAAGACTCTGCTAGTTTAGCAAAGTAAGCCAAGTCATCATCTTCTTCGGCCATCAATTCTTCATCAACAGGTTTCTTAGGCATCGCCTTAGCTGCTTCAACTGTAGTCTTTGCTACAGGTGCTTCACCAAGAACTTTATCTAATCTACCTTTCAAGTCATCATAAGACTTGAACTCTTTTGGATCCAATAGAACCTTGAGAGAGTGTTCTGATTTCCAAATCTTTTCCAATTCAGCGTCATCATCAAGCAATGCTGATTGAGATGCAAATTCTGAACTATCATAGTTTTGATAACCAGCAACTTTACGGATACGGAGTTTGAAGTCAGCACCTTTCCACAAATCAAATGGATTGATTGGTGTTTCATCTGCAAAAGCAGGATTCATTGCCTCTGTAATCTTGTCAAAGATTTTCTTACCAAATCTGAATAGAAAGACTTTGCCTTCATTCTCAGGATGTTTTGGATCAGATACAATGTAGATGTTTGCTGTGTAATTGAGCTTACGCTTTTGATTACGAGCAACATTCTTGTTTGCTTCAACGCCAGAGTTCCACAATTTGTTGTTGTGTTCACATACTGGACATTGTTGATTGTTGGTAGTTAAACAGTTATCGATTAACCAACCACCAGGACCCTGAAATCCATGAGAGAACACTTTAACCCAAGGGAGTCCATCTTCACCATCAGTTGGGGATGCTGGTAGAAAACGAATCGTAGCCATGCCGTTGCCAGCTTTATCTACTTCTGGTTTCCAGTAGTTGTCTTTGTTGGAGGGTCCTTCTGAAGAAGCACTTAGTTCTTCAACTTTGGCTTTTAGTTTGGCGAGGTTGCCTGAGCCAGTTTTCAATTTAGAAAAATCCATAATTTACCTTTCTAGTATAACGGAGTATGAACGGAGTATTGTCACGAAATATCATTATATATTATATTTAGGCTTCTGTCAAGCCTAAAATTCGGAATATTCTTAAAATTACCATTAGATAAATCCATCGGATAATATAATATCTTTTGGCCAATAAGAATGAATATGAAATTGTGGTGTATGATTATACCCACCATTTTGTCTGTTACCTTTCATCTGTAAATGAAAAATAGGTTTGTTGTTTTGATTTACACATCTTAACACCGTACCATTTGGTTGTGTAATCCAAACACATTCATTATCAATAAACTCAATCAACTTTGAAACATCTATAACTTCAAATTTTTTGGTCTTTTTATTTGACCATATCAAATATTTTGTTTTATCTATTTTGTCACCTTCTATTAACAGACGAGAAATATTTGTTTTGTTGGCATTGAACCAGTTTTCTACAGTTGACCATTCTTCAATATTATGGCTTGATATCCTTTTATGATTTTTTTCATAAGAAGATAAACCTTCTTTTAGCCAAGAATCAAATTCATCTTCATCACCAAGCCAATATTTTAATTTAGTGGCCACAGTTTCAGGTATACTCAAAGCTTTGCTTAATTTTTTGAGTGTAGTTAAATGCACTTGTGTGTTTGGACCAGATACATTCTTAACTGACACAGAAAACTTTTCATTACCTTTAACACCATAGATGTCGGTTTTGGTTGAATTAGATCCATCCGAAAAAACATCATCAAATAAAAAGATATTCTTCAATTGGTCTTGTAATGAAAGGTTATTTTCCATATCACGACCTTCATAATATTCTTTGCTTGGCATAAATGATCCTATAAAGATTTGATTAAGATAATTTTCTTATTTTCACCCGTAGGTTTTACAAACAATTCTTTTAATTCTTCTTTATTATTCCATTTCATGGAGGATGATTTGTGTGCCGGTAAACCTGAGGTTTCACCAATCCTAGACCAATTATCCGCCAAATAAACTGCACCATTTTTACCTGCACCAACAAAAGTAATGATGTGTTTCAAGTCATCACCATATTTTTGTTTCCAGGCTGATGGTGCTTTTTGTCTTAATTGTTTAAGAGTTTGAGTGCCAGCATTTTTAACTGACTTACTAAAACAGAAACGCCAATTGTTGGATATTTGATTGAATATCAATTTGTATTCTTGTTTGGTCACTTTCAAATAATTCAAAATATCTTTTGGTGGAGGATATACGGATGAACCAAGGCCAATCATACCAATACATTCAGGTAAAGTATCCGTATCTTGGTATATCAACCAATCAATCCTACGACCAACAGATGAATTTGTAGGTACATAAGAGTGGTGTGTTTCAATAATACTTTTTACCAAACTTTTTTGTTCTTGTGTGATAACTTGAACCAATTCAATCATATAGGCAGCTTAGATGTTTTCTTTAATAGATTAACTTCTTCTGCCTCTTCACGAATCTTGGCCTTTAAAACCGAGGTTAGTAGTGTTGATGCTACTTCAATTTCCATACCAGTTTGTTCACAATGGTGTAGTATGGCATCCATATAAGGAAGATTCTCCTCATAGGATAAGTTTTCAATCAGAAGACTGAATTCATTTATTTCTGTTTTCGTTGGCATATTCATTTAATAGTTTAGTCACTTCTTTAATTTCATCAATAGATAGTATTATACTATGAGTTTCTTCATGAGGCAAGCCAGTTTCAGGCAAAAGTTGGTAAACATGCTTAATCAGAAAAAATTCATTACCATCTGGATATTCTATTGTGAATTTAGATGTCATTTGGATGCGTAGAAGATGTGGTTACCAATCTTAGTCACACGCTTAAGGTTCCAATCAGGTGAAACCGAAACCGAATGAAAATACATGGCTTTAGTTTTAGATAAGAGTTCGTGTATGTTACTATTGGTCATAGACTTCTTAGCAACCATCAAAGATTCTTCCCATACATACTTGTTCATTTGGGTGGATACATTTTCTCCAACCCATGAGAATTGATATGTATTGTTTATCTTTTGATA